GGTTGTGAAGGAATACACGAACACGACTTTGAGAATCAGACTTGGTATATGCCTTGTAAGCAACACGCACTTGCAGAGGTTGGACCAAGAGGTGGTATAAGAAGATCACCAAAAGCACCAGCATCAGATACACCTAACAGAAACCCAAAAGGTAAGGGTACAGCTAGGGGTACAGCCAAAGGTAAAAGAGGAGCAAAGGTTTCTGCAAAAGATAGAAAAGCATTACAGAAAAAAGCTGATGACTTTAACAAAAGATATAAAGAAAAATTAGGTTATGGTGTTACAGTCGGTATGTTAGCTTCGGTCTTCCAAAGAGGTCTTGGTGCATTTAACAGGAGTAGCTCTCCCAGAGTAAATAGTCCTTCACAGTGGGCATTTGCACGAGTCAATGCGTTTTTGTATTTAGTGAAGAATGGAAGACCACAAAATGCAAAGTATACAACAGACTATGACATTCTTCCATCTAAACATCCTAAATCCTCAAAATGAAAAGAAGAAAAAATGCAACTCTAAGTTTTTCTTCACCTAGAGCATCAAGAAGAGGTTGTCTTTGTCCTGATGGAAAGACCTATTCTAAGAAGTGTTGTGACGGTACTCTTGAAGCTCAAGGTATTGGTAAAGTATAAAAATACAACAGAATAAATTTAATCGGTAATAACTATAAATAAGAATCTTATGAAAGCAAGTGAAATTGTAACTAAAATCAAAGATGTTCTTTTATCAACATCAGAGAAGGAAGAAGAAAACTTCAATGATGTAGAGTTAAAAGAAGAAGCTCCTGTAGCTAAAGAAGACTTGGCTCAAGAGGAGATTACACAAGAAGCTGCTCCTGCAAATGTAGAAGAAGCTGAACTACAAGAGGAAAGTGAAATGAAGCACACTCCAGAACACAGAGAGTATATGGATCCAGCTGACTATGCTACAAAAGAAGAAGTAGCTGAACTGAAATCTATGGTAGAAAAATTAAAAGGTATGATTGAAGCTAAAGAAGAAGCTAGAGAAGAAGTTCCACAAGAACTTTCTGCTGATGAAGCTACTGCTGAAGCAATCTCTCATTCTCCAGAAAACGAAGTAACTACAAAAGTTGGTGCAAGATTTGCAGTTAATGCAAACCAAAACACTACTTATGGTAGAGTTTTAAAAGCATTATCTAACTAATAAATAATAAATTAAAATGGCAACAAATTCAAGTAACGACGTATTAAGAGCTAGATCAAAACAAAATACTCTTACTACAACACAAACATTAGGTGAAAACCAAGCAGGTCAAGAATTTAATATTGCAACTGACGCACTAGTAATTACTTTACCAGCTATTACTGCCAATAATATTGGTATGGAATTTTTATTCAGAAATACAGGTGCTGACGGTAACAACATTATTACCTTATCTCCTGCATCAACTGATAGCGTAAACGGCTCAATTGCAAATGCTGCTGCAGATTCAGTAGCAGGTGGTGTAGCTAACAAAGATTGGATAAACACAAAAGCAACAGCTAACAAAGGTGACTGGTGTAGATTAAAAGCAGTCGCTACAACTACTTGGTATGTAACAGGTGGTGTTGGTATATGGGCATCAGAATCATAATTAATAATATAAAATAAATATAAAATGGCAACAACTAATTCTTTAACAACAACTTACGCTGGTGAATTTGCTGGGAAATATGTTTCTGCAGCATTGCTATCAGGTAAAACTTTAGCTGAGGGTAACATTACTGTAAAACCTAACGTTAAATACAAAGAAGTAATGAAAAAAGTAGCAACTGATGACATTGTAAAAAATGCAACTTGTGACTTTGACGCTACTTCAACATTAACATTAACTGAAAGAATTCTACAACCAGAAGAGTTTCAAGTAAACCTTCAGTTATGTAAGAAAGATTTCAGATCTGACTGGGAAGCTGTACAAATGGGATATTCTGCATTTGACAACTTACCTCCTTCTTTCTCAGACTTTTTAATTGCACACGTTGCAGGAAAAGTTGCACAAAAGGTAGAGCAAAACATTTGGAACGGAACTGATGCTAACGCAGGTGAGTTTGATGGTTTTGTAACTACATTAGGTGCTGACGGTGACGTAGTAGACGTAGGAGCTCAAGCTAGTACTTCTGCTAACGTTGTAGGTGAGCTTGGAAAAATCGTAGATGCAATTCCTTCTGGTGTATATGGATCAGATGATTTAGCAATTTACTTACCATCTAATATGTACAGAAACTATGTAAGAGCATTAGGTGGGTTTGCTTCTAACGTTGGAGCAGCTGGTACTAACGATCAAGGTACTCAGTGGTTTAACGGTGGAGCATTAACTTTTGATGGGATTAACATTGCACTTGCACAAGGTTTACCTTCTGACAAGGCTGTTGCAGCTGAAAAAGGTAACTTATTCTTTGGAACTGGTCTATTAGCTGACCACAACGAAGTAAAAGTTATTGATATGGCTGACATTGATGGTTCTCAAAATGTAAGAGTAATAATGAGATTTACTGCTGGTATACAACACGCAATCGGTAGTGATATTGTTTTATACTCTTAATAACAATTGTTTAACTAAAAAAAAGGTAGGTGGTATTTTCTACCTGCCTTTTTTTATAAAATTAAAATATTATGGCTTGTGATTTAACAATAGGAAGAAAAGAACCTTGTAAAGATGTCGTAGGTGGTATAAGAGCTGTTTACTTCTTAAACTATGGTGTTATTACTGCTGCTTTTGATAGCACAGATACAGATGTAGTTGAAGATTTAGGAACAGTTACTGCTTTTGAATACGAAGTAAAAGGTAATTCATCTTTCGAGCAAACGATAACAGCTTCAAGAGAAAACGGAACAGCTTTCTTTGAGCAAACACTTAATTTAACTCTACATAAACTTACAGTACAAGATCATAAAGAGTTAAAATTATTAACTTATGGAAGACCTCACGTTGTAATCCAAGATTACAATGACAATGCCTTTATAATGGGATTAGAACACGGTGCTGACGTAAGTGGTGGTACAATAGTAACTGGTGCAGCAATGGGCGATATGAGTGGATATACACTAACTCTTACTGCTCAAGAAGTGCTACCTGCTAACTTCTTAGAAGGTGCTACTGCAGCAAATCCTTTTGCTGGTATGACTAACACAGTAACAATTACTCAAGGTACTAACTCTTAAACATAGAGAGTACAGTAAAGAAAGAGAGGACAATTGGTCCTCTTTTTTTTTGAACATAATTCAACATAATAGGTTATATAAATATGATTACATTATCACCTACGACTAGTTCACAAACAATTAGTATTATACCTAGAGCATATACAGTTGCTAGTAATTTGACTTTGGTTATTGTAGAGGACGGTACAAGAAAAACACAAACGCTTACAAGCGTAACTTCTACAAGACCTACTAACAGTAATTACTTGCAGATGTCTGTTGCATTTACTATATTGACAGCTGAAACAAGCTACTCATTTGAACTTAAACAAGGATCTACACTTCTATATAGAGGTAAAGCATATTGTACATCACAAACTGATAATACAACGGATCACACATTAAACAGTAATAAATATGACCAGTATGCAGATCCAACTGAAGTGGCTCAAAAATATATAATTATATGAACAAGGTAAAAGTAATAAATTTAGCAGGGTATGAAGTGCCTAGCATCAAAGAATCTACAAGGCACGATTGGGTAGAATATGGTGATGACAATAACTATTTTGGTGACATTATAGATAGATATACAGGTAGTCCAACAAACTCAAGATGTATAAATGGTATAACAGATTTAATATATGGTAGAGGATTAAACGCAACAGATTCAGAAACTAATTCTGTTCAGTTTGGTCAAATGAAACAAATACTAAAAGATTTAGATGTAAGAAGAATAGTTGGAGATTTAAAATTACTTGGACAAGGTGCAGTACAAGTTGTATACAATAAGAACAAAACAAAAATTATGCAGCTTAAGCATTTTCCAACTGAAACGCTTAGAGCTGAAAAAGCAAAAGATGGTCAGATACAAGCTTTTTACTATCATCCAAAATGGAATGATTTAAAACCATCAGATAAACCTAAAAGAATACCAGCATATAAATATGGTAAAAAAAGTGAAACTGTTGAAATATATTGTATAAAACCTTATAGAGCTGGGTTCTATTACTATTCACCTGTCGATTATCAAGGATGTTTACAGTATTGTAATCTAGAAGAAGAAGTATCAAACTATCATATAAACAACATAAAGAATGGTTTACAGCCATCTATGTTACTTAATTTTAACAATGGTATTCCAGGTGACGAAGCACAAGAATTGATTGAAAGAAAAATATATGATAAATTCAGTGGGTCATCAAACGCAGGTAGATTTATTTTAGCATTTAACGAAAGTGCAGAAGCTGAAGCTTCTATAGATCCTATCAATTTACCTGATGCACACGCACAATATGAATTCTTAGCAAAAGAATCTAGAGAAAAGATAATGATTGGTCACGGTGTTGTTTCACCTATACTACTTGGTATAAAAGACAATACTGGTTTTGGAAATAACGCAGAAGAATTAAGAACAGCATCTGTGCTTATGGATAATATTGTAATTAGACCATTTCAAGCATTACTAATTGACTCTTTTAACAAGTTGTTAAATTTTAACGGTATTGAACTTAATCTTTACTTTGTTACATTACAACCAATTGAGTTTACAGAACTTGATAACATTGAAACAAAGATTAAAAGAGAAGAAGAAACAG